TTTGATTTCGGCTGTTGTATATCGATTGATTGCTTCACGTTCAGCAATGTCACGAAGGTATTTTAAATCCTCATTCATCATTTTAATACCATCAGCTGCCTTCTTCGTATTGTCAGCTGTTTTCTTACCTGCCTCATTGCCTTTATCAAGTTTGTCCCCTAAACCAAGGGAATCGTTAATAGACTTCATAAGGGCTTCGGTATTAGGGCCTGTTTTATCTTTGTTGAAATTAAATAGATTAGCACCCCAATTTTTACCCGTGTCCCAAGCATCGTCTAAATTCTTCATTTCCATTTTGGGTGCTTCCCAATAACCTTCGGGTGTATCGCCAACCCATGCATTTATATTTTTCTTCAGTTTAGAGTAATCAGCAACTACTGACGTACGTGCCTCGACCTGACCTATTTTACCAATGTCGATACCAGGTATTTTGTTAAGGGCAACTATCACCCAATTAATCGCCTTAATAGCCATATTAGCTCCACTGATGAACATATTCGCAAGATTCGTAGCTGCACTGTCAAAACTGCCAATCATACTTGTTGCCATGTCAATCGCATTATTCGCTAAATTACCTAACAATCGCTTTACTGCATAAACTCCATGTTGTTTGGCATTTACAAAGAATTCAACGTAAGAAGCCCACATGTTCCAGATATAAGCTATGACATTATAAATTACAGCCCCTAACACCATAAACGCTCCAGCAATTATTCCTGTGGCGCTGATAGAAGATCCTGTAAAATGGTTTATTACTGCGATAGCTAAATAGAACGTTATTATTAAAACTACTATAGCTCCAATCAGCCATCCGATTGGATTAGCAGCTATTGCAATGCTTAAAGCTGCCATAGCTGCTGTAAATCCGTAGGTTGCCCAAGTCGCTAAAACAGTTGTTGTAACATACCACAAATTACGTATTGCTGCAGTTGCGGTCATGAATAAGTTAATAGCAATCTCTCTGTTTGTCCATGCAATTGCTATTGCATAAGCTCCCAATGCAATCGTACCTGCTACAATGGCTGCCTCAGCTCGATGCCAGTTATCATAAATAAAAGCTCCTACATTTGAAATCGTCTGTAAAACTTGCCCCGCAACACTTGCAACGGAATATAAAGATTGTGTTGCGCCAGTAACAAATTTTTTGAAACGATCACTATTAGCAATGTCATTTATTTGTTTTAAGACTGGACCAAACGCACGTAAAGCTTCGTTTTGAAAATAAGTCCACATTTGTGACCATGTTACTGGCATGCTATCAAATTTTTTATTGATTTCATCCGTAGCCGCAAACATTGCATTTTTTACGATGTCAGCTGTTATCATTCCATCAGCCGCTAAATCACGTATCGCCCCCAAAGGTTCACCCATGTAGTCTGCGATAGTAGATATTAAGTTTGGTGCTTGTTCAAAAATTGAGTTGAGCTCGTCACCACGTAGCACACCGCTGGCTAAAGCTTGTGATAACTGAATAGTTGCATTACTCGCTTCAACAGCACTTGCCCCTGCAATACCGAATTGTTTTTGTACAAGCTCAGTAAATGCTACTACCTCACCCAAGTTGCTGAATGAATCACGAGCATTAGTACCAATTCTCGAAACCATGTCAGCAGTATCTTTAAATGATGAATAAGAGCGTTGAGCAGCGTCATGAATCATCTGTTGCGCAAGGTCAATGTCACTCATATCACCTAGTCCAAAATCAACTTTAGCTAACTGATCAGGGATTACAGGCATATCTTCAACTAGTAGTTGTACACGTGCTTTGGTATTGGTTAACTCATCAGAAATCTCAATTACTTTACTCAAACCTTGCAAAGATAAGTAAGCACCAATTAACCCCATCACTTTACCAAGTAAACCATTCATCGCATCTGTACCATCACGAATACGGTTATTTAACCCTATTTGCGCGTTATTAGCAGCATGAATTTCTTCTTCTATTTGATTCATGGAGTTCGCTGCGTTACCTAACTCTCGACGCATCAACGCAATTGTAGAAGTATCAAACATATTTCCAGAAGCCACATTCATATGCTCCATTTGATTTACCATCATTGAAATGGCATTATGCATAGCCCTGATGGGTTGACTCAAACGATCTTCAATTTGTATTGCGGTACGAATTGTTGCCATGAATTCACCTCTTTTTTGGCATAATAAAAAGCCACTCAAAATGAGTGACTCCACAAATTAATTTAAATTTATTAGTCCTGTTTCTGTTCCCCAATAACCAGTTTGAACTTGTAAATCTAGATCTGTTAAACCTGCTGGAACTTCAAATACGATATTTCCTGTTAATGCGAGCCCTGGATTTATACCCTCAAAAACAAAATATTTATCATCAGCGACTATAATAGTTGACGGTGTATATGATACTCCATTTGAAGCTTTTAATTTAAAAAAACTAGAATCGGTTTGAATCATCTCTGAACCATCATTTTTAACAGTAACATTTACGTTTAAAAAGACTGCACCATCTGCATCTGGAGTGTATTTCATGTAACCATTTGCAGCGCTTATCTCATTAACTTCTGCGATAGAATTAACTTTAAATGCTACTTTTCCAACTTTTAATTCTTCACCAATATTTACATTTTGCTCTTCATCTTGTACATCTTTATTTGAATCGGAGTTAATTGTTGTTGATGGTTCCTTTTCTTTCTCCTTCGTACTCTGATTATCATCGTCTAGCAATGACCCAATAATTACTAACAAGATGAATAATCCAATAATACCACCACAACCAAATTTAAAAAGTTTTTTCATAGATACCCTCCTTATACACAAATATACATGGATAATCGAGGTAATTCTATGACTATTTTCATATTTTCAATTTCAATTATTCAATTTTAATTTTTTAATATAAGTAATCCATAAATCAATCGAGTCTATATATTCTTCAAGAGAAGCATTTTCAAGTTTATTATGATCATGTAACCCCGTTAGAATTTGCATCCATGTTTTCTTACCCTGTAGTTTCACTTTCCCTATTGGGTAGCCACTATAATTTACCGAAATATCTTTAGTACTCATCCTTTGTAAACTCACTGACTTCAGATTATTCTGATGTAATTTTAAAAGTAGAGCTTTTATAAATACCTCTTCATCGTTAGAGATATTGCAATATTTACTATCAACGATATGCCTTGTTACAATATCATAATACTCATCTGTTATTACACCTTTATAAGACTGACTTTTAGATTCTTTTGTACGCTCTGTTTGATTAATAATCCTCGTACTTGCACAGGCTACTTGCTTTTTTGTTATCTTCCAAAGTTTTTGTCCAAAGTAAGTTAACAAAATTGCAATGAAAATGAAAATAACAGAAGTAAATATTGAAAATGTATCTTTAGTAAATGAACTTATGAAGGCAAGTAAAAACATTAATGCACCTACATATAAAAATATTGATATTGATCTTGATAAGATTTTCTCTAACATCACTCTACCTCCTTACCCATAAATATACTTGGATAATAGAGGTAATTCTATTACTATTTGCATACTTCTCTTCACAAATCGCTAGTTTTATTTCTTTCGTTTACCTTTTGCTCCACGCTTCGCCTCTCGTTCCTGCTTTTTATCTTCTTCAATCTTGATCTGTAGCGAAGCAATAATACAGGCCTTATCTGCTAGCGATAGAGACATATATTCAGATGGTAAGCGACGCATTTTATGGACCCACCAATGCATGATATTAGCGTCACCATCACCATCCTCAATTAGTTTTTTACTTCTTCAACCAAATCCTCCAAATCAGCTTCATAACCATTAGCTTCTTGTGCCGCAGCTGATGCATCTGCAATTTCACCAATTGTCAGCATCTTACCAAGTAGTGCATCGGCACCCATTGCTTTATAAGAATCTTGTAACTCTTTGTCGTTTAGATTTGGAAATACAATAGATTCAACCGTTAATAAACGTTGGTATTTAAAATGGTCAAAATCCGTGTTAAATTGTCCTTTACGTTTACCCTGAGTAATCATTGAACGCTTTGTACATTCAGACTTTAATTCAGCATCACGCTCTGGAGAAACTGGCGCAAACTCCCATTCAATAGGTTTGCCTTGTTCATCCACAAAACTTTTAGAAACAGCTCTCTTAATATTTCCATTTTGCTTTTTATTGTGTGCAAAGAATGCAGTTAAGTTTGTCATTTATAATCACCTTATCCTTTTTAATTAAAATTAAAAGAGCTCACATATTGTGAACTCTTTTTTATTGCATTTCTGGTAAAGTTGTAAATTCTTCTGGCATTTCGAAACGTTCAAATGTGAAATCAAATGAATCCTCTAAATACTCTGCATCTGCATCTAATAACGCAACTATACCGCCATCAATATTACAATCAACTAAAATTGTTGTTTGTCGTCCAACTTGAGACGAACCGTCTTCATTAGTAACTTGGATATCAAAATAAATATCCTCACCAGTTTCTTGATAGTGCAACAACATTTTTCGAAAAATAGACGTATTAAAGTGGAATGTAGCACTACCGCTATATTCCAGACCTGTCGCCTTATTCCCCTTCCCTACTTGACCCATGATAGGTATTTTCGTTTTTGTTTTTTCGGATCGAGCCTCTAGATTGATTAGCTGTGCAAATTTTAAACGATTCCCATCTATCGTTACCCAAGCTACACCTTGCGCACCATGAATGGCATCACGAGCATGCATGGTAGCATCAGCAAAATACTGTAGATTTAAAGGAATTAATACTTTGTTTTTATCCAATTGCTTCTCCTCCTTACGCTACCATCGTCGTCACGTAAAGTTGTGACATCGTTAGTGTATTTATTACTTCCTCTTGTACAACTACAGCTCGTTTCGATTCACCTTGTCCAACTAACAGCTTTTCTTTATCGTAATTTTGGATAGCTCGAATACGCTGCATTTCTCCGCGATGTTTACCAATATCATTCCACAATGAAATACGTCCATCTGCATCATTTGGCACTTTACCAAGATAGCGAGTATTGAATAAATGAGCTGTATCGATTGCAAGTTGATCTAGAACTCGAATCGTTTGGTTGAATGAGAAGTCCTCATTCTTATCTGTTCTGAATGATGTAAATGTATTTACATCTTCTAATACATTAAAGTTATCACCCACACGATGGAAAACGTACTTACCCCCGTTTAGCAATAGAGTTAATTGTGGTTGTGTTTTTGTTTCAGACATATCAAGTACATGCTCACCATCATACGTGCGGTTAGTGTTGGATTGATTAACAGCCACTCCAGCTTGCACACCCGTAACCCAATAAACAGCACCAAAAACTTCCTCATCTTCTCCAATAGCATCGTTTTGCACATCAATAATACCTTCATGGTCTGCGTTGCCTAGTTTATGGCCGATTAACTGGAACTTACCGCCAACCTCATCACGGATGCGTTTTGTATACTCCATGTATAACGATTTGATAATGGAATCCTCTGATAAACAGCCTAATGTGTTAAAACCATATGCCTCTAACTCATCTAAGGCCATTTGGTGAGGTGTCCCTGCTGTTAATGCTGTTGCTCCGTTATTTCCGCCTGTTAGTTTTGTCCCTGCTGTTGCTGCTAGGGTAGCGTCCTTTTTAAAATCAACGAAATCATTATTTTTTAAATCAGCAGCTGTTGAAACAGCATTTTGCTCATCAATTAAAGTGCCAGCAATCAGTGTTTTAACGTCCCATTTTGATGGTTCATCTACATTGGCTTGAATAACAATACTAATGTCATTTCCTCGCATACCTTTGAATTTAGCAGTAGCAAATTCATTAGTTGCCTTTGCTCCTCCAAGGTTTAGTTTGCAGAAAAATACTGTAAGGGCTCCTTTAAATAAATCCCTAATACCTTTTAGCTTTGGATGAGTGTAATCGTAGCCGAAGATTTTTAAAGAGTCTTTCTGCATGTCCTCTTTAGTCACTGTCATTACTGCATCGTCTACTCCCCAATCAAGAGCAATTGGTAATGCAGCATAACCTCGGTCAGATAAATTTAAGAACGCACGTGCTTTACTAATAAAATTGTGATAAGTACCTGGCAACACTTTATTTTGCGTTAACCAAAAGCCTCCACCTAATGCCATTAATCTTTCCCTCCTTCTTCAAACTGTTTTAATATGCCATCCACCTCGGCGAATGAGTACAATTTGTTGTCCTGCAACAACGCATTCAAAGCATCACGCCGATGAACGTATTTTTTACTTTTGACTAGTTGTTCTTTTGTGAAGGTTTGCAATGTTGCTGCTATAGCCTCTTTTACATCTTCACTTTTTACAGGTTCAATTTTTTCCTGTATCTTATTTGTCGCCATTTGGAATCACCCTTTGTTTATTGATGTATTGCTCTAATGAGCCCATGAAAATCTTTTCTTCAACTTCCTGTAGAAAGAAATTAAAATGAATAAAGTTATGTCCAATACCGTCAACAACTTCACTGTTTGCTCCTGTGCCAAGCATTAGAGAGCTATTTAACAGCGTTATTTCTTTGATTGCTTGTTGTATTTTCAGAGTCATATTAGATGCCTCTGATAAGCTGTTTTTAGGGAAATACTGAACATCGAATAATGTTGTCACCTTCCACCGTTTACCTATTTGTCTGATCTGCTCTAGGTTTAAAAACTGAATAAAAAAAGCAGGAGTCACAAACCCCTGCGGTATTTCATCTATATATTTTTTGTAAGCTGCTCCGAAAGCTTCATGGAGCTTAACTGATATTGCATTCTGAATATCATTAATTTCCATCGAAAACCTCCTTTAACATGGTAAACAATTTCTTTTCTAAGATGTTAGGTGCCTGTTGTTCAAGCTCGTCTGCCGAAATCGTCATCATGAATCGGCCATTAACCCACCCAATATTACCTTGCAAACGGTGTCCGAATTCAACGTAAGATGAGTATGAAACTGGATTAATAATCTCAATCTCATACATATTTCCAACAGCTTTAATACTTAATTCTTCTGCAAAACTTACAGTACTTTTTTTACCACCAGCTATAGCTTCTTGTTCACTTTTAGAAGTCCATCCACGTCTTAATACTCCATCGTCAACTGGTGTACGTTTAATAACTTTAGCTAATAATCTAGCTGCTAGTTCTTTAGCGCATGCTTCGCAAAACTTTTGATAATCCGCAGTTGCTAACTTAGCTAACTTTCGTTCAAATCTTTTTAACTGTTGGTAATTAACGCTCATTATGCGTACCCCTTAAATAACTCTAGGACAATTTCTTGATGATTCATAAAGATACCAGGTTTGCCCGAACGAGTGTATTCTTCTGTTACATTATCTTGTGTCACGATAATTTTACACCCAGCAGGTATTTCAAATTCGTTACCTAAGGATAACTTGATTTGTTCAGATATTTTTGCTGGCCCACCATTTGTTGAAGCGCTCGTTAACTTTTCATGAGACAACTTACATTTAAGGTCATCATCATACAGTGCTACTTCTTTATGCGTTGTAACATGGGTTATTGGGTCTTCTACTTCTTTCCATACCTTAACTGTGCAATTACCCCTCCAAAGTCTTTCCAATGCCTTACGTCTTGCACTTACCATACAAACACCCTATAACGAGTAAAATCTACCTCATTGTGTTGCAAATAGGATAAAAAACTATTGAATTGAGCTTCTGGTGTATTATTAGCATCGATAGCAAAAATTACATTGGTGTCTCCATCTTGAACTTGTTTTGCAATCAGTTCAAAATCCAATGTATCAACTGTTAAAGCACCCATTGCTTTTTTGGCATATAAGAATTCCCCAGCGACCATATCCACTGCAATTTCATGGAGTCCTTGGGGAATTTCAGATAGATTAGTTTGATTGTTGATGTGACTTGTCACTTTATCGATGCAAAAGGACAACATCACTTCATCTGGACTATTAGGTTCACTAGAAATACTAATGCCTAAAGATTTTAAACGTGTTTTAACGTCCTCAAACATAGGTTTCACCGCCTATCATCCACGTGAAATAATACGAGCGATTGGAATTGCCTTGTGATCAATGTACTTACGGTTTGCACCTACGCTGTTTCCATCGTTAACAAGTGTCCAGTTAGCTCCATTTGCAAGCTCTGCATTAGTAGGTGACAACGTAGCTTGAGATGATTTTTCATAAGAAATACCCGTTGGAGCAAATACTTTACGTTGACGAGAGTACAATGTGTCTTGTCCGCCATTTTTAGAAGCATCACGAGCCATTTCGTAAGGTACTTTCGCTCCAATATCCTCATAACTAAATGCACCTTCACCTAATGCATACGTTGTATATTTTGTGTAAGCAGGTACTTCTCCTGCTGCATCTACCTCTTCGATTGGCATAGAATCATCGATTAATACAACACGGCCATTCCATGTTCCAATAGTAAGATCACGTGTAATACCATCTGCATCAGTATACTGCATGTATTTAAATAGCTTTAGGTTTTCCAGATTAGTGGCAACGGCAGAATGCATGATTACGATTGCAAACTTCCCTTTATTTTGACCACAAGCTTGTTGCATTGCTGTATTTAAGGTAGCTGGACCTACAGCATTTAATGGGTTGCCTTGTCCGTCATTACCTTCTTTATCAGTGATATCAAAAGTATGTTTATTAACGAATTCAAGGTTTTTAGTGCCTGTCATTGCAAAAATACCACTTAAAATTGATAAAAGTGTATCTTGGTCAACTTCCTCCCAGTATTGCGCTACTTGTTGCGCTACGTTATCCATGAATTTAACACCACCAGTAATATCTTCTGAGAAGTCTCTTTCCACCCATGCTTTAGCCCGACCTACTACTACAACACCTTGTTCATAGGTAACAGTACTTGTAGCAGTGATGTCAGTAACACCATCGTAGTTAAGTGGTGTCCCATCAAGGTTACCAAACAGTGGGATACGGCCATAAGCTGTTGTTGTTTGAGAACTGAATAGGTTACGAATCTCTGTATTTGGTTGTAATGCACGAGACTTTAATAATTCATTACGTTTAAGGTTCGGAATACGGTTTACGTAAGCACCGAACGCTTGAGGATTAAATGATTTAGCATCAAATTTATCCCCTGCAAACATTTGAATATTCAATGGCATTAACATTTTAGGCATTGCACTAGCAATAATTGATTGTAATTTAGTCATTTAATTTCCACCATTCCTTTAGTTTTTAAATTTGAGCATCTGGATTTTTAGCCATATACTCACTTAATTGTGAATATGTCATTTTTGATGTATCAACTGGACCTCCACCGCCACTAGGTTGTCCTCCTGGAATAGCACCAGCAATTACAGTTTCAGTAGATTCGAACACAAATTTAGTTTCTTCACTTTCGACAAGGGCTTTTACTTTGTCAGCCAAACCAACTACTGTTTTACCGTCTTTGTCTAGAGCCAATCCTTCACGGTCTAATAACGCTTTAGCAGCCGTTAGGTTTTTAGCCTTTGCAGCTGTCAGAGCCAAATCAATAGCACTTTCAATTTTTGATGCTTCTAATTCTTTTTGATGTTTTGTAGCAGCCAGTTTGTTAGCATCTTGAAGTTCCTTTATCGTATTTTCAAGCTCTTCATTGCCCTTTACCTGCTTTTGTAAATCCGTAAGCTGTGTATCACGCTCTGATAGTTGAGTTTCTAGCGAGCTTTTAGCAGTAGATAACTCGTTATACTTCGCTTTTGGTACCACATGTTTCGGTGCTTCTTTCGCTGCATTCGCTACAATATCATCAATCTGATCATCCGCAATACCTGCATTTTTAAGTAATTCTTTTAACCATTCCATTTCCATAACCTCCATACATTTTTATACAGGTCTGTGCCTGTTGGTGGTATACGCCTCTTTATGGTCTAGCCTTTAAAAAGACCAAAATAAAAAGCTATTCTAATGAACAGCTTTATTGATTCCGATAATGCTACTTAATTTTCCATCTATAAAAATAGCTATTGTTTCTGGCGTTAAGTATTGAATTTTCAAAGTATAGTAAGGTTTTAGTTCCATGCCAATCAATAACCTCGCTTCCCATTTCCACCTTTTTGTTATAACAATTACTGCTGCTTAACACCAAAAATACGGAACCATTCGTTATAAGTCATATTTGATGGCACATAGTAAACGTCATCTGGATCACTATTATTTCCCCTACTAGCTGCTCGCTCCCCATAATTATCATCGAAATATGGAACTGTGACTGTTCTACACCATGCATGAAATGGTGGGGCTGTAATGCCTGGTGCATAGTCACTCATGGGCAGTACTTTACCATCTAACTGTCTACAAATAGCACTTGTACGGTGATCTAAAGCCGATACAATTTCATAACGTTCTACATCTAGTTCCTTAAAGGCTTGTTGCTGTCCAGCAGACGCAAAAAAAGCTGATTCCGTCATGACCAGACGACCAGCATTCTTCGTACTCACATCAAATTGTTTAGAAATCTTTGCTATGACATTATTCAATGATTCGCCTCGAATTGTAGCTTGCGTGAGCTCCTTATGCAATATATTGACTAAATCGTCCTTCGCTCGCCAAATACGAGTACTAAATGTTGCACCATCAGTTGTCCAAGGTTTAGATACCATCATACTCAACTGTCGTTTATCAATGGAGTGAAGACTATAACCAACTCCATAACCTACTTGTACCTCATAAGCTGTATGATAATAAGCTGAATGATAAACTTCCTTCGCTAAACGCTCAACGCCCTCGATTTGCTGTCCATAAAGCATTTCCACATGTTGTTGGGTTTGAAGCTTAATAGCTTCTAAACGTGAAATATGAACACGAGCAGAGGCGTTTTCTAGCTCTTTAGCCCAAGCTGCATTTATTCCATATTCTTCACCACGTCTAATGTATTCATGGACATCCCATTTAAACTCTTCTAAATCAGCGCCTTTAATCCACTTTTTAGCATCAGCAAGTGTAATTTCGTTATTATCAGCAAAGCGAACATACCAGTACGTAATATCCTTTTCGATTGCCCTCAAGGTATCACGATAAATTCGCTCTAAATCCTTATAGTAGGCTTCTCCCTTACTCATTTCTGCATCAGCAAGCAATGTAAAACGCTTTTGCCAATAATCTCTACTCTTGGCCATTTCCAACGCCGCCTTTTAATTGATTAGGGAAATTGGCACGATAATCATCGGCTGCCTGCTGCTCTTTTTGTTTTTCCTTTTCTAGACGATCTAATTCTTGTTGAACATCTGTTACATAAGGATGTTGTTCTAGGCGTGATTCCAGTGGTAAATCCATAGATTTATTTATACTGTTGATTACCTCAGATTCATTTATCAAAACATCACGATTAAAAATGAGGTCTACTATTTCATCATCGTAATTACCTAGCTTTTTATGCTCCAAGTGCTTATTGATAAACCAAAGCAATTCCTCGAATGAAGCTTGAAATTCTGTCTCAATACCATTTGCATCAAGATCAATATCTAAATACATCGATTCTATATTCATCTGATTAGGATTGTTGCTCATGCGATCATCTTTTGCGTCATACCCTCGGCCATTTTCAATAATCGCTTTTTTAAATAGTCTTAGAATTGATTCATAATTGTCTTTATTAACCTCAATATGAAGAGTTTCAACCTTTCCGTCTTTACCTGTAGCAGTTGTACGCACTTTAATAGCCCCGTATTGTGCTAAGTTCTTACGGAATTGCCCAAGGTCTTGTCCATCATAGTTATGGATAATCAATATAGTGCTACGAGCATCCTCCTGCATATTGTTATTGAAGTCGGATAGGATTTCGTTAATACCATCTTGTAAACTTTTCACACGTTTTATCAATGGAATTTCACGGTTGTTATAACGAAAAGGAATTAGTGGTACTCGTTCCCAATTTAGTGCTGTCACCTTATCCTCTGTTTTTGCTGTAAGATATGTTACAAACTCTCCAACTTCAACATCAGGAACTAACTCACCATTTTCTAAAATATATCTTTCGATTCCATCCAAGGTATAGATTTCAACCTTTTCAATGGTTTCTTTTTTGTCACCTTTCCAAACCTCAACACTAAATATTCGGACTGCATAATCTAATATGGTCTTTTCTCTATCCTTCCAGTAAGGAAGAACTTCATAAGCAGGTAATAGCATAAAAGTGAACTGACCATTTTGGTTGTAATATGGGTAAAGCCACGATATTCCATGATTGAGTACATACTCACCTAAATAGCGAAATGTTTTGTGGAATCGCTTGTTGAGTACAAGTTTTAAGGCTTTTTGGTATTTTTCGTTTTCTGTTTTAATTGTTAATGGCTTTGCTAGAAGGTAGTTCACTTTTTGATCAACTAGTTTAGCGTACTGATTATCCAAACGTTTATTATTTGGTAAGTTCTCAACTTCCTCTAATTCACCCTGATCGTTAAGAATTTTACGTTTACGAGTTAAAATATCCTGTTCACCTTCAAAGTACTTATCACCAATAAACATCCATTCACGTTCTCTAGATGTTTTAAATTGTTCAATTTCAATTTCTAACTGTTTTTTATGCGTGATTCCCTTCATGGCCCCTTCTTCAATGATACTTTTTAATCTGTCATTTTCTGTGCTAGCACCTTGAAATGGGAAATATCCTGCCATTCTATTCACCTCACTTTATTTAAAAATCATAAGGACTTCCACTACCCACAAATTCCGCAACGCCAGTAGTAGCATCTGGTGCATCATCATGAGCATTTTTACCTTCACGCTGATACTCTGTCATCGCTTTATAGTAATCGGGCCATTTATCTTTCCAATTGATCGGGAAGTAAATATGATTCATCACCCATGTAGAGTTCGATAATATACGAGCAATTTTATTGTTGGATTGATGGAATGGTTCAATATAAGTGTAGTTACTACTGTATTTTTCCATCAGTATTTTCTCTACAGAACGAGCAAAACCACGCCCACCACCGTTTGATTCGATGTAAGCATGGTTTACTTTGTTGTCATATAGTATTTTAGCTGTAGCTGGCTCTGTTTCTTCCATCGGTGCTTTCGTATACAACACATCAAGAATATAGGCTTCATTATCAAAAGTAACACCGTATACGATACTACATAGGTAATCATCACCTTCATCTGCTGTATCAGTGTAGTTCTGAATAACTTTGAATGTTGGTAAATCTCCATCATACGTTTTAAATGCTTTGTATAATCGGCCTTTTAAATCTAGTGGTTGTTGATAATAGTTAGCATTTAAAATAGCCTCGTCCATAAAATCGGCCAAGGCATCAAAGTTTTTTCTATTCAATAGTTCTGGACATAACATATTACCTTCATCATCCATAGCTGGCATCATCAGTACATACCATTCACTAGCACGTTTCCCATCAAGGATACGACCACAAATATCTTTTTTACTCCATCTCGTCATATTAACGATTTTAATGGAACGATCCGTTTGCTCTTGCCGTGATAAGAATGTATCAGTGAACCATTGCCACTGTTTGTCTAAGGCATTTTCGTTTTGAGCTTCGGCAGCATTCTTGATAGGGTCATCAACGATAAGGATATTACCACCCTTACCAGTAATGGAACCACCAAGACCTGCGCCTTTATAATTGAAATGCTGTCCTTCTAATGCCCACTGACGGTATGATGAATCGCCCTTTTTTACCTTTACTCCTGGAAAGATATCGCTATAGACAATTTCATGAGGATATACTTTCTCTTCACTGATTCCGTCACGAGTATAACGACTGAAAACAGTTGCTAAATCTTCGTTATATGACGCTGTGATAATACGGTTTTCCTGTCTATCTCCTAGCACCCACTCACAAAAATGAATTAATGTACGTGACTTACCATGACGTGGAGGTATGTTCATAATCATATTTTCATATGGGACACCATCTTCATTTAGCAAACGCCCTTCATACAATGCTTGGAGCGTCTCACAAATCTTTTCTAGGTGAGTGCGTCCATCAATGTAGAAATCAGGTGCTCTTGTCTTGCAATACTCCCAAAACGATTGTCGAGAAAGGTATTTACGCTCTTCAATGAGTGCATCGAGTAGTTCGATTTCAGCTTGTTCAGCATTCATTGTTTCGTCATTCCTTTCAATCGTTCTATCGCTTCTCGACGCTGTTCTGGTGTCATATAGGAGTATTTATTATCTTCTGTACCAACAACATTATCTTTTTTGTATTGTTCTATTTCGATGCGTTTAGCTTCGTTAGAACACTTCAATTGCTCATTCTGTAGCTGCTTACGCTCATTTTCATTAAGTAAGTCAGTATATTTTGCTAAGAATGCCAGTGCTGACATCTTGTCAGCGAGTTTAACCTTAAACATACCGTCTTTTCCTTTTGATAGTTCGGTAATGAGTGTCCCGTCAATCTCTTCTGAATGATGCATCGAGAATTTAGTATACGTGTATGGTACTATTTCTGTTTTCTCTGACTTCTTTGAACCATCTGGGTTAAACTCTAATGTTGTTTCTGTGGATTCTGACTCAACTTGAGTAAAGTCTATGAAGTCTGTTATATCTGCAAAAGCAATAGCTTTATATTTCTCTAGCACATCGAATTTATCCAAATCCAAGTTCTCAAGCCTTTGCCTTTTTAATTCTGCAACGGTCTCTTTCACCTTAGCATTACTTAGCAATCTACTTCCGTTCGCCATCGCTGTTTGATAGCTGCAATCATACACTTTTTTATATGCACTTGTAGCATTCAGTGAACGAACATAGTACATACAAAAAAGTCGTTGTTTATCAGTTAATCCGTCCTCTGTTACCAAAGTGGAAATTTCATCTGATTCAACGACTTTTTCTTTACTTTTTTTCGGTTGCTTTTTTATCGGAGTACTCCGTTCGTCTGATTGGAGTACTCCATTGAGTTTTCCATTCCAATTATCCTTAGCTTTAGACTTCCATGAGCCAATTGTCTTTTCAGGAACATTCAACATTTCAGCTATTGCACGGTTTGTAATTTTACCGTTATGTTCTTTATAAATTTCAAATGCTTTATCTCGATTTGGATCTCTTGCTCTAGCCATATCTCATACACCACCACCTCCAACATTTGTTTTGTAATTACTCAATTATGCCAAACAAAAAGAGATACACTTAGAATTATTAAGTATATCCCTTTCACTTACTATCAATTTTTTAATGTTGGCACAATTACTTTTTCCGTTTTTCCTTCATTGTTATTTAAAAAGATTAAAAAGGATATTAGTATAAACAATACATTCATGCTAACAAATAGTACGACAAAGAAAATCCATATTGCATTTACTAAATCCAGTTGTTCTAATAAAACATTACTTGCTAGAATAACTCTGTAAGAAATAGTTGAAAATACTGTAATAAAACCAGTAATCAATGTGCTAAAAACAACAATTGAAAATTCTTTTTTTTCATCTTTTTCCTTCATTATAGTTTGAACAATTTTTGTATGAAATATTGATGCAATAACACTAAGGCATGCACCATAAAAACCTAAGCTAATACTAGAAAATAATAAAACGCCCTCTAATCCTTTATCAAATCCGGTTAATTTATAAAATGGACAATAAAAATAAACGATACATGAGATTATAACTGAAACGCCTATAAATACAAATAATAAAACATTAGACGTTTTCAACCATTCCACACACCCTCCTGATAATTGATTGATATTCATCTAAATATAATTCCTGCATTTTATAAAAGACAGAAATCGGATTCAAATATCGGTTTTCTATAAATTCAAATTCAGATATAGCTTCAATTTTATAATCAAACAAATCAATTGCTTCAATGGAACTTTCTTCTGAGCTCCTTGCCCTCACTCTCAATTTTTGAACTTCAGGATCCTCACTATACTCTTGTAATAATTGTCTTGCAAAAGTTCCATCGATTTCTGAACTTCTATTTGGTTTAGAACTTAAGATAACTTCAACTGTTTCAATACCTAAATCATCTTGATTTCTTGTTAATCTCGATATAATATCATCAGCTTTAGTTCCAATCACTTTAAAGTGTAATTTTCTATATGCTGATTGTCTTAAAGCTCTAGTTCTAATATTTTCATCTGATACAATGGCTAAACAAAATATACCTTCTAAATTTTCAACATCTCTATTTAAAATAGTACTAATAAAACTTTCAATTCCCGTTGTAGATAATGAATCTCGATTTCGTTGAATCATTAATATATGATTTGTAGGATCGTATAGTAGATTAACGTCGATACCAATATATTCATCATCTTCTAATTCAATTAATTGCGATTCTCCGTGCAAAGTAGTTCGACTTGGTATTTGATAATTTAAACGTTCAAATACCAGATGATAAAAACCTGTCTCTGTTTCAAAATTGATATCTGCTAATCTAGCTGGTTCTCCATTGTATTCATAAATAATTTTATACATTCCTACACCGTCTCTATATTGCCTACGGATACGTTCAAAAACACCAGATAGATCTATTAATGCCTCATCTTCATTTGTTTTGATTGTTGGTCTGAAAAAATTGTATTTTACTATTTTGATTTTTGACATAATTACCGCCTCCCAATCCAATCATAAACCAGAAGATGAAATATATGTAATAACTTTTTGCTATCAAAACCACACCAAACTCCGCCCTATCGGTTACTAGTACATGCCAGCGCTCCTCCGTATCTAATATTCCTAATATACTTGGTCACCCGTAAACCAGTCCTTTTTATTTGTATGGCTGTTTGATGCAGTTTTCAAAGCAAAAGAAAAAGCCTCCATCCTAAGATGAAAGCTTAAATATTGTGGTAAATTGTCGAGTGCTCTTTTCCGACTCGTGGTAGAGCTTACACCACGTTATTTTGTAACGAATTGTGTTTAGTGCATTTCCGTGCACTTCATTTCAATTTGGTTGTTCTTTTCTATTACTTCATTTATGAATGTACTTCATATTGTCAATATATAATGTGGCATGGTTGTGGCATTCAAGTAAATGCAGCATCTTTTTTATTACTTTTAGAAGCTACTCGACGAATATGATCATGTGAATATCCGAGTTCATCTGCAATCTCTTGATATGTCATGCCATCAATAAAACGTAGTTTGGCTACTTTATATTCTAATCCCTCCAACTTATCAACATTCTCTCGAATCTCCTTTTCAATCTCTTGATATGCATTTAACCGACCTTCCAGCTTTTCCATACGCTCATAGAGAAAGTCTACACGCTTTGTTGCTACATCTAACCCATACTTCCTTGCACCTTCACTAAATACTAAATGCTTATCATGCTTACCTAACCAATAATCTAAATCTAATTGTAAACCTTCAATCTCAGCCTTAATAATTTCGATTACTTTTAATATATCCGCATAGCTCTCCATGATTAGCATATTATCGCCCCTTAACCATCTTCTTGTTTTGTTTAAATAACTTAACTGCCAGTTCATGTAATTCATCTGTTGGTTTGGCACGTAGTATGTCCGAGACGTCTGTTCCAATCACTTTTCGTCTGCCAATGCGAAAACCTAAATCATTTAACAAATTGGCTACTCTTGCCACATTTTCATACAAGACATAAAGCTTAATAGCATATTGCTCAAATGTTTCTGGAACATATCCCTCAACCAACTTGATGTAATCCTCTAACTTTTTTATTTGCTCTTTTGCTTCATCTACGGTCATACTCTCTTCTGCCCCTCCTTACTGCACTTCAAAACATAGACTGTTGCACTCGCCTTATAGCGCAAACCCTTTATTATCAATGCTTTAATCCACTTCTTAAAATGAGTGAACGCTTTACTTTTTTATGTTGTACTGTATAGATAAAAAGAAAATTAGTTAGCTATTTCAGCCAACTTGGTTTAAATTTATCCATCGCTTTATCTAAAGCATCTTGGTTGATGCCTATATATATCAATGTTGTTTCTGGTGTTGAATGATTGAATAAATTTTGTAATGTCGCTACGTCCTTAGAATCTAAATAGAAATGGTACCCAAATGTTTTTCGTAATGTATGCGTTCCAATTTCACGGATTCCACAAACCTCTGCTGCTTTACGTAAAATACGGTAAGCTGTTGATCTATCAATTGGCCTGTTGCCTCCTTGCCGACTTTTGAATAAATACTCCCCTTCTTTTAATTCTTGAATATATCTCTGAACTTCTTTTCTTATATATGGAGGAAACTTAAATCGTTTCCGTTTATTAGTTTTTTTCTCAACTATATCTACATGAGTATATTGAACATCTTCTTTTTGTAGTTGAAGCATGTCAGAAATACGTAGACCTGCAGATATTCCAATGTAAAACAACATATAATCTCGTTCATTCGTACCTTTTAAGTAATTAAGCATTGCATTTACCTTTTCTGGATCACGTATTGGCTGTACGATGTTCATTTATTTCACCCTTTCTGTCTAAATGCTCCATTTACTCGTTTATATGTGCTGCGTCTAACTCCCATTAACTCTTCGATTTCTCTTTGACTCATTTTCTTTTTAGGTTGGCGTCCTTTTGACGCTTGCCCTTTAACTTCTTTGCTTAACCCCTTTTGTACCAACTCAGTTTGTATCGTTCTCATATTCTCCACCCCTTTAATAAAATAAAAAAAGAGGCACCAACAAAACAGGTCTTTCCCTGCTTGTTAGTGCCTCCGGTAATTTCCGTAAAGGTTATATTTTTTTATCAAAACTATTAATATATTAATTCTTTTTGTAAATAATTTTCTTTCATAATTTCTTCATAAATATTTAGAGTGTCATATTTTCTACTATACTTTAATGCTTCATCAAAAGTCATTCCAGTACCTACTCCAACATATAACATTAATTGCCTTACACCATGCAAAAAACCACTTTCATATAATTCATACATATCGTTTTCACATAGCTCTTTTAATGTTGAACGAGAAACAAGTGGTGAATTTCTTTGATGAGAAAAATCAAAGACAATATCATAATTCCCTTCTGTTGCATTTCTTTGTCCTATCAAACTACCACCCATGTTATTCCATAATGGTAGTCTTCCATGTTTCATTCTAAACGCTTCAATCAATATACCTTCAATTTGACGAAGGTCTCTCTTTGGTTGTTCATCTGCAAAATCCTTAATATTTTTTGATAAATCGTGTTTGAACCATGTACTAATATTTTTTCGAGTTACAGGTTGACTATTTGATGATTGAAGAAAAACACTGTATCCAAGTTTTTCATTAACAGTAAAGTATTCTTGAATTTTCTCAAATTTACAACCATTTGCATCCATGGTTTTTAATCCATTATGTTGCTTAAATCTATCAGCTAAATCTACAGCTAAACCAATATATAACACCTCTCTGGTTTCATAATTCCAAAATGAATAAATACCAGCCGATGCCCATCCAAATGAATCATTAGGTGAACATAATTCCTCCAAGTATCTAACAATGTCTTGAACTTCGTTTTGTCTATAAGCATTTTGAACAATTGTAGCGTGCATTATAAATACTCCTTCACAAAATTATCCAATATACATTTATTTTACCACACCAGCAATATTTTTCATTCTAATACTTCTCAATCAAAATAATGATTTCCTCACATTGTGTAATTAGATAACGTAATTTTCGATTTGCTCTTTCAAACATTCTAAGCAAATATTGTCTACTTCTCGTCCATCCGAATTGACTTGTGTTAAGTCATGGACTTTTGCATTCAAAGCGAATCGTTTAGGCTTTTCAAGAATATGAATTTCAAAATGTGTACTCTCGCAATAATCACAACATAAAGTTTGATTACTCATAATTCTTTCGCTCCTTTTCCTCAAAGTATTCAGTTAATCTTAGTTTTTTTAATTGACTCAATTGCACTTAATACAGCACTCATAAATTCTTCATTTTTAGAATAATAACCACTAAGATAAGCAAGCACTCTTGCAGCATCACGATCATCTAAATCCGATATTAATTTTTCAAACTCTTCTTTTCCCATTTAATCTCCGCCCTCTCTACTGAACATAATCTTTCAAATACTTGTTAAGCTGACTTATCTTTTTCGTCGATGATTTCAATATCCCATTTGTCGGTCAACGTTATTAATTTCTTGTGGTACTCATTTGCGTCATTCACGTTACTTACATCGATTAATGCGATACTACTTCCTGTTAAAAGCAATGCTAGTGTAGGTGTTAATGCTCCGTATTTAATGCCGTCTGCATCTTTCGCCTTTGATTCAACAATTTTTACAGCAATCGATTTCGTATCGTCCTTTTGTAAAAGGTAAAAAGCAAAATACGTAGGAAATTTCGTCATTTCATTTAATTGTTTAAACCATTCTGCGCTTCCAATTTTCATCATTATTCATTTCATCCTTTCCTACACATTTTTGTTCATTTTTGCATTTCCTTCATTTTGGATTGGTTCAATTCAATTAACTTTTGAATATAAGTAATTGCTTTTTCTAAATCTCGAACGTTATAGCCATTCTTTTTCCCATATCGAGTTAAATATTTAATACCGTTGATTCTGTGAAAACCGATACATTCATCTAAATTGAAGTTTTCATCAGCAAACGCCCACACATCAATTTTGCCTTCATGATAGTGCTCTGAATCTGGTCTATTCATTTTGCTTCAACCCTCTTCCACACAGTTTTATCAGTATCCACTCTCCTGACGCTCATGATTGACTTTGTTCTTTTTGAAATAAGCTGCCTCTATCTGTTTCCATGTAAAACCAAAACCATTCATCCCAATGTTTAAAAACAATATCCAAGCAGTTCTAAAGCAATATTCATTGTTTAAATATCCGAATGAATCTTTATATTTAGCTTCTTCTTCATCCGTAAACTTTCGGATATATGCCAAGCTCAAGAAATAATCCATTTCTAAGAACCAACTTGTTAAATCACCATCAAATTCATCTGGATCAAGTTGTTCCTCGTATACCCAAAGTGCATCTTCCCAGCCTTTTTGATTAGCGATAGAAACAAAGAAATGAACAGAATCAACAAATTCTTCTAGTAAAGGATTTCTTTCACCGACCTCACCAGTACCATTACATTCTTCGCATTTCATGAATTCATGTTTACAGCCTGATTCCGCATCTTCCGTGACCATTTCATAATTCTCATCGCCAGTACCTTGGCACGGTGCGCAAAGACAAATGACAGATGTTCTCGGCTCCTGGTCATTGCTCCAATGTTTAAACCAACGTCCTTCATTAGCAAACTCGGCTAACTCCACTTTTAGAGCTAAAAATGTGTTAGGTGTTAAATCATTACCCTTCAACCCTTTTTCTTTGATAATTCGAGCATCCAGTTCTTTTTGTGCATCAATAATATTTTGTAAACTCATTTCCTTACCCCTTTCCCGAATCGTAATAGTACCTGATATGGCCTTGGATCATATTCAAAGAATTTAATTTCACTGATTGGATACCAGTGATTTTTTGCTTCTGCTTTGATTTGTTTTTCAAGAGCTGCTTTTGTTTTTGCTCCGATAATTTTCTTGATTGGTTTCTTAGTTTTGGTAATCATAAAATCGCTCCTTATGAATTACATCATTTTATTTTTTTGAAGCTCCTATACGGGTACGTTTCATTTCGTTCACTTCAAAAACACGTTTATGCTGCCATTGGATTGAATCCTGCCCGAACTCTTTTGGCTGCAATACTGCTACGATAGCGCCCTGCTGTACGATATAAACCCCATCTGTCATGCCCTCTAAACTAGTCTGTTTGCCCATATAAGCCCCTCCTGCTATAATTACTGTAGTTATTATTAAGCGAAGGGCTTAATTGTAGGGCTACGGCTGCCACCGTAGCGCTACGCTATCCATTCCAGTTCACATACCTCACATTGAATGACTTCTCCGTTAATTAATACCGTTACTGTATTTCCTTTAACTTCTGTCACCGAGCCTATTTTTCCGATAAGATGATCATGATAATATTTGCGATAATTAAAGATTTCAAAATTGGTTGACTCATCAACTAACAATAGCTTTACTTTGTCATGTATTTGAAAAGATGGTTTTTCTGTCGCTAGACAATCAAATATACTCAACTGCTGCATACCAAATCCTGTTTGGACACTGGACCACGCTTTCCAGTTAGCCCCTGCCATACCTTCCATTCGTTTAATTCCTTATCTGTAATGCCGTACTGCTCTGCTATTTCATAGTTTTTCATGCCCAATTCTTGCAAGTCTAAATATCGATCTATCGTAAGAACCATCCCATAATCGCTCTTTGATTCTGCTAAAATATCGTTTTTGCTCTTTCTTTGAGAGACTGGCGTATTTGGTGATTTGTTTAGACCTAGTAAGCACTTTCCTATTTCGTTGAATTGGATAAATACATCACATTTTTTACAGCCCTTTGCGTTACGGTCATTGCGCTTTGGACATGTGACACAATGCTGATTGTGTAGCGTTTTTTGCTGTTTTAAAAGTTCAATTCGTGGATTCATTTCATTACCTCCCTACTAGTTTGTAAAAAGCTTCATAATCCCTAGTGTCTAGAGCAACATCGATTGCAGTATCTTTGTAATTGCGTTTGTTAAACGCCTCAAGATCATTGATAAGATTATTCATTTCAGCCTCACTATAGGCTTCACCGATTTTTGCTAAGAAACCAACAAATTCATGGAATGGATTAGGGCTGCTCATTAAGTACATCCACCTTCCCATACTCCACCTTCAATACTTCTGCTAGAATAGGAGCTACTTTTTCACAAAACACTCGACATCTCCAGTCCTCGTTATACTGGATAAAATCCTCAAACCATGGTTCGTTAGAAAAAATATCTTGCTCTATTGCTTGTTCAAACCAATGAGACCATTCGCTATAAAGATGATTTTGGGTAACATCATCATTCCCTTCGAATGATTCAATTTCTTCCCAAATCTCTCGTGCTTGCTCTTCATCGATCTGGTTGTGCCGACGAGCTTGTAGCAACATAACCTTCATTGCTTGTGCTGTTTTCTCATTATCAACATAATTGCGTTTGGAGAAATCCTCTAACTTTCCAAATAAATAATCGTTATGTTTGCTAAATGTATCGATTAAGAACTGTATGAAATCATTACCAGGTGCTCCCCAACTGAATGAATAAGTCTCATTACACAAACGAGCTGTAAATCCATTTCTTGATTCATCCACGATTAATTCACAGAAATCATGACCATTTGTAAATTGCGGTTCCAACTCGATCATTAAACTTTTTATTGTTTTTGTTACAACTGATACAACCCCTGTAATTTCCATTTTTTCACCCTTTACCATCTTTTTTGTTACACCGCACTTTCGTTCATGCTTTTTTCCATTTCAGCATCATACATACGATTCAGTTCATCTTCTGACAATTTATCAAGGTATTGCTCTGAATACCCTGTCATCAAGTGCAAAATAAAAACTAGTTCACTACGCATTCTCAGACCTCCCTAACATGTCGAGTATTTTTTGACGCTCTGCCTCAAAATCCATTTCAATACCGATTTCTACAGCTGTCGGCTCAGCTTTCGACTGCTCATCATTACGGTTCTTAAACCATTCAGGAACAACCTCTGTACGCCCTTGTCTTCGCGAATTATTAGTCGATGCTGAATTAGCCTTATTCTCTTTTGCTTTATCAGCCTTGATTTGACGGATAAGCGTTGTAGCCTTTTCACGTAATTTTTTTGTTGATAAGATATTTGATTTCCAGAACGAATTTGTTTGAGACCAATCAATTAGATATTCGATTTGCTCAACTGTTCTGTTATCCTGCTCCATCATCAAGCGAATACTATCAGCCCATGTGTTCATGTTTGGTTGCTTAAAACTAGGGTCATCAATCAATATTTTTTGATAGAGTCTATTAGCTAATTGATAGTGCACAGAAGATTCGTCGTAAACTCGTTTGCGACTGCTGCTCTTTCTCTGTGTAGTCTCTGTAGTAGTCTCTGTGTATTCTCTGGTTATTGGTACCGCCATTTTGTCGGAATCGTTCACGCCATTTTGTCGGTTTCCATTCTGACAATTTGACGTGTTCCATTCCGCCATTTTGTCGGTTTCCATTCCGTCATTTTGTCGGAATGCGTCCTTACAACGTTTGTTGAGCATTTCATAATCAATCCGATACCATTTAGTACGATCCATTTTAAGTTTGTTGTAGTTGCCAGCAGCTAGGATTTTCATATCCTCAAGACTTTCAATTACACGTTCTAAAGTGCGTTTGGACCAGAATGGAAACTCCTCATGCCATTCGTCAATCGTTTTGTACACCCACTTGTTACCTTCACGTTCATTCTTTGATACACGCAACCAGTAATGCACCTGCTGGACTACAATGGCATTGTTTAAGCCAATTGCCACCGCAAGCGTAGGTAACACTTGCAACGGTGGCTCATTAATTAAAAGATTCATAACTGTTCCTCCTACGGCGCTGGAATTACTCGTGGCTTTCCTGTTAGACGATGTATGATTGTCCACGCATCCACTTGCTTTTTACTGATCAGCCAGTTAGCAGGATTAAGGCGAAAGCTTTTCACGTAGTTGCTTTCGTTAACAGTCAAATTGCGACCTCGTTTCATGAAGTTTCACCTCCCCATGTTGCAACAAACTTCAATGCATCCTGCAACTCATGCTGTTTAACGTCACGATAAGACCCTACTTGATAGCGTTCTTTAATCGCAGAATAGATTGCTCTGAACAAAGCTGGACGTGCGCCTTTATCTTTCGCTAAAGCATGTACACGCTCTCCTACGGCTGCTCGTAATCGGCTTTGCTCACCTGAATGCAATGTAACCTGTTGTTTTAGCATGTCCTCCAATGTAGTCACCCTGCTTTCTAATTGCTGGTAGTCTTCTAGAGTAATAGCTAATGGGGCTTGTCCCTGTTGCATAATTGGTTGTGGTGCTTCTAAAATGCTGTAGTAGCTGTCCACAAGTGCTGCAAAGGCTTCTTTCGCCCGTTTTCCTTTAAGAAAGCTAGAGTGAAGCCATGCCCCTTTTTCTGTCCACAAATTCAATGAAGACGCAAATTTAAGGCTAGCGTCTTCTGGACGCTCGGCTTTAAATGCCTTTAATGTCTCGCCCGACAGTTGAAAGTAATGTTCACCTTCAATAAATTGGTCTTGGTTTCGACTGAAATTCCGATTGATAATTTTGGCGTTTGTGTTGTAGGATTCTGCGAGTTGTACACTTGTTAGAACCCTTGTGCCGCCATGTACGATAAGTTGTGACATTCATTGACCTCCCTTGTCAGCAGACGTACTAATTGCTATAATTTTGGTAATGTATTTTTTCATGTAGCTTACTCGCATGCCAGTGCTTGTAAGCTTTTTTTGTATCCTACTAGGCTGACGTCACGTAGACGCTTACCTTCCCCCTCCTTCCTAGTGGAGAACCACCAATCTATTTACAAAGTGGTCTTCGCAACTTGGGCCACAATAGGGCTGTCGCTCGCTCGAAAGGTCTTGGCGTACTGTGCTCGGCTTTATAAATAGATTGCTAGTCCTATTAAATTAAGATATTCATGTTCTCATGATGTGAAAATAATTATGTATTAAATGAAGTCCCATCAAGCAGTTCACAACAGGCAAAGCGCACCGATAAGGGGAGGAACGGTAGTTGTAAACTGCTGGATGAGAGCGAGGTCTATCTCGCTCAAATTCCTACTTAATTTGACTTTTTTAGAATGATTGTCCATAATAAGGTGTATACTCAAATGTCCAGAACTGATCTCCGTCAAGATTAGTTCAGAAATGCAGGTGCTGATGCGCTTGCATTTTTTATTTTTCTACAAGCAATAAATTTTAAGCCATCTAGTTCTGTATAGTAATGCTCCCATGTGTTATCTAGCCCAGGATGATTCTGTATCCGTACTTCAATATTGGAGAATTTCAGCGTATCGAATCGTTCTATACTCAAATGAACCACTAGAGTATTTTCTTCCTTTCGAATATAACGAACACCTATGTTGTTTCCTCGTTCTTTCAGTTCCTGCTGTAAATTTATATATCTAGGAGTTACATCCAGTAAATACATGCGTTGGCTTAATTCAAAATCCTCTTTTATTTCTTTCTCAATCTTTAAGGCGTAGTCAATAAACGCTTTGATCTCATCCATAAAGTCCTCCTATCCCCCACACGATAATCATTGGTACTGTTTGTAAAAATTGAATAGCAGCATCTGAACTAAATAATGTTGCTACTACTACATCTTGAGAATTAGTAATCGCTGCTGCCCTTGCTAAAAACTTCGCCTCAACTGCCACAATGTTTTTTTCAATACGACTAATTGTCGATTGTGTTGTGTGCATTAAGTCAGCAAACGCCTCTTGTGATAATTTAGCCTTCTTACGGCACTTCTTAATTAATCCGCCAATATCAATGTCCATTTTGATTCCCGCCTTTACTATGCAAATAGTGCATATTATGCATGGATTGCATAGTTAAAAATTTCATTTATTACTAAAATATAGATGAGGTTACTGCCCAACCTCGTTTGCCCATAACTCTTGCTAATCTAAATTCCTAAAACATACCTGCCTGGTGTTTTGTTTTTAGTTTTTAGATGTCCCAGTTATTCATGATGTAATCAACCATGAATTTCGATGTTGGCTCATATAACCAAATTCTTTTTCCATTTGGCCCACTGCGGCGCTGATATTGTCTCCAACGTGGGTCCTGTTTAATAATTTTCTCTTCAATGGTTTTTTCACAGAAAGGAATGTATTGAGTCATTTCTTCTAGGTCCCAAAACAGTAATTTTCTACGCGCATGCTCTCTTATGAAATCGTCTAGCTTTTGAATAACAAATTCTTCAGTGATTCCTGCCATTTCAAAAAGTGATTTAACAAGGGTGCTTTCATTAACTTGACTAGGTATCATCATGAACCTCCTTTTTAAGTTTATATACATACAAAATAACGAAATAGAGACATACAATAGTAAAGAATTAAAATTCACCAACAGTTAACTTATTGTTCAAAAAAAATATCATCAGGTTTTTTATTAAAAACTTTTGCAATCTTAATTGCCATTTCATATGTCAGCCGACGTTTGCCATTTTCAATAAACCAGTAGTATTCTTTTGAAATCCCTGCATAATCTGCAACTTGTTGATAAGTTAACTTCTCTCGTGTTCTAAGCTTTTTCAATTTTTCAAGAGACAATTTAAGTCACCTCCCACATAAAGTTAACCTGTCGTTAACTATATATTAGTTAACAAAAAGGGAACTGTCAATAGATTTAAATAAAAAAATTTCTATTTAGTTAACTTTAATGGTTAATTATATGTTATCTATTAGTTAACTTGTATAATAGACTCAGAAGGAACGAGGTGTTTTTATTGAATGGAGAGCGCCTAAGACAGCTTAGAAAAGAAAGAAAATTAACTCAATCCGAATTAGGTGAAAAGGTTAATGTTACTAAAGTATCTATCTCAGGATACGAAAGTGGAAATAGAACACCTGATACAGATACTTTACAAAGACTAGCTGATTATTTTGAAGTCAGTACTGATTATCTTCTTGGGCGTACAGACATACCAACGCATTCCACTGAAGATCAAGATGAGGCTGATTTTCAAGCATTTGCAAATAGTCCAGAACTACAAGTGTTTTATAAGGAACTACCTGTTTCAAATGAAGATGCGGTTAAACGCTTGCGTGATATTTGGGAAATTATAAAACATGAAAAAAAATAAGACACTCTCACTTAGAGAGTGTCTGAAAGAATCATGCTGAAATTGACTTCTTTTTTAAGTAAATATTTTTCCAGTTCTTTAAACATCATAGAGGTCATTTCACCATTAAGGAGGCCATCACTAATGGCGCTTTTTAAGGCTATGTAAAACAGGTGGATTTCCCAGTCTTTCAATTGGTGGACTGTATGCTGCCACCACTCATCAATATTAATAGGTATAGTAACAGTAGAATGCATTGAAAAATTCATAACAGCTTTTAAACAGTTGTCATTTGGTATTTTCATTATAATTCCACTCCTTTTTGCGATATATCTATCTATTTAGTGGATGCCCCTCACTTTTGTTCCGCATTTCAAGTTATCACTTGAGATGTTTTTTTATTTGGAACTTTTTAAATTTTACATAAATCGCCATTATCCACACCACCCCACTAACAGGAACTAACGTTCTCGTTTGTTTGTTACTTTAATGGTAGCACTGGAATCATTATTTTTAAATGGGTTATCTAACCAGTTAGAAAATTATCGCAAGGTTATGCCAATATTCGACATTTTTTTTATTTTTACAGTGAGATAATGGCAACAACTTCACCATCAATCGTAAGAATCACTTTCTTGACCATGACTCTACGCTTGCATTTGTATAAACCATAGAAGACATAATTGCCCTCTTCATCTATGGTAAACGTATAGATTTTTATAAATTTACAATTGGATCGAGCTCGCATGAAATGAAAGATGGCTAGAATTTGAAGTTTATTGATGTCCATATTATAGTATTTGTGCGTTTTTTAATTTTCATACAATGAAAGGAGTGATGTACAAGCATCCCTACACTCAAAGTTCCTAAAACATACCTGCCTGGTAAAAATAAAAGGACGTGAGTATATGGCTAGACCAAAATTGACGAAAACAAGAAGAAATAATATCTATAGTTACGTAGATTCGAATAAAAAGAAAAAGTATGCATATCGCTACAAATACTATGACTCATTAGGCAAGCGTAAAGAGTTGTATAAACAAGGTTTTGATTCTGATCGTGATGCTGAGGTTGCATTAGCAAAATTGATCAGTGAAACTGAAAGTTATTTAAAATCCATTGAAAATAAAAATATGACTGTATCCCAGTGGATGGATATATGGTTTGAAGCAAGACAAACCGATTGGGCTATAACTACAAAAACTTTAAATAAGCAGATGATTAGACTTTATATTAAACCAATTTTAGGTCATTTTAAAATTTCTAGTTTAGATTATTTGACTTATAAAAACCTCTTCATTGATGCATTGTTAAAAACCAAAAGCGTCAATACTGTTAAATGTGCTCACAGAGTATTTAATAATGCCATTAATTTAGCTGTTAGAAATGAAATACTATCCAAAAATCGTTTTACATCTATGAATATTTCAAAGGAAAAAGTAACTTTGAAAGAGGGATTTAATGAAGAAGAACAATTAAACTTCCTGAATGAGGTTGATTTAAAAAGGTTACTTAATTATCTAAAAAAGGCGGATGATATGACCCATACTGTGCTAATCTGGACCATCGCATTAACGGGGATGAGGAAAGGTGAAGCAGCTGCTCTACAATGGAAAGATATTGATTTAAAAAAATGTACAATCAATATTTATGAAACGAGAGACCCCTTAGGCCATCGTGAAGCCAAAACGAAAAATAGTTATCGGATTGTTGAAGTTGATCCAGAATTATGTGAATTACTAGAAGCTTATCGTAAGAAAACTATCGAAATGAAATTAGCGATAGGAAGGCAACATGTAACAAATGATTATGTATTCGTGAATCTTGATACACAAAATCCAATAGGTACAAATTTAGCAGGCAGAATATTGAAAAGGGCATATGAAGAGAAGATTATTTCTAAACAAATATCCCCTCATGGACTTCGTCACTCATATGCTACAATTATGTGTGCTCAAGGAGTTCCAATTCCTGTCGTTGCTAAAATGATTGGCGATACTCCAAATACGGTGATGGCATATTATGCCCACTCCATGAAAGAAAAAGAAAAGGAAGCTGTTCAACTATTATCTAAGGTCCTCCTTTAAACAGATTTGGGGAACTTTCTGGGGAACCGTTTCTTAAAAAGGCATGAAAATCCTTATAGATAAAGGGTTTTCATGCCACTACGTATATATCATTGTTATAACGATCATCTGTAAAGCCTACGGTAATAATCGCCTTTAACGCCTTTGGTCGACGAGCTGCTACTTGTAGAGAATTAAATCCGCCCCACGATTTCCCCATCATCCCAATATTGC